AGCCTTTGCAGGCTTGAAGTTATTTGCGGCCAGCATAGTGAGCCCGGTAGTCGCCGCAACAGTTACTGTGGGAGCTAGTAGCACAAGGAACATCGAGTTCTGATATGACCCCCGGTCTTCCGCAAAACCTTGAGTGCTGACCGATGCCAATATGGCGATCGCCAGCGTCTTCCATGAGTCCATTCTTCGCTGCTTCCATTGCGATCAGAGGGCGCCACGATAGCAGAGTATGGCGCTTGGCAGAAACAAGAAGCCCGGCGCTGGGCCGGGCTTCGATGTAGGAGCGTCAGGGACTAACGATGCTTGTTCTTGTGTTTATGTTTGTTGTTGCCTTTGTGCTTCTTACCATCCGATCGATGACCGCTCTCATCATCCGCCAGGTTGTTTCCTAGCGCGCCACCCGCCGCGCCGCCGAGACCTGCACCGATAGTCGAACCAGTTGTGCCGCCGAGGCGATTACCAATGAGAGAGCCGCCAGCCGAGCCGATACCGCCACCTAATGCTGCTTCAGCTCTGTTGCCTCTTTGAGCGCCGACAGCACTGCCGGCTGCACCACCTACGCCTGCACCTACCGCCGCACCCGTTGAGCCGCCGAGTTGCTGACCTACGATATTGCCAAGTGCACCACCAACGCCGCCTCCAAGAGCGGCTGTGCCATCTCCGGCAGCTAGTGCTCCTTGCGAAATGAGGGCACCCAAAAATAGGGCGGGCAGTGTCATTTTCATCTTGTGAACCTCTATGGGTTGTCAGCAGGCGCTCACGGTTAAAGCACGCCTAGCATTAAGACTAAAGTGGAAGTTTGAAGTTCTCTAAGGGCGCTGCCTACAGGCGAATGGTTGTAACAAGATATGCCCAGATGGATTCGGCTGCGGAGTTAGGCTTAAGCGGGTACTAGAGATTGGGAGTAGCAGAGGAGCACTAGTATCAATGGGCATATACAAGAAGCCCGGCGCTGGGCCGGGCACGTTTTTAAACTAGGCGCAAAGGTGCGCGCGTGGAAGCCTGGTCTGAGTAGGCTGGACCGCCGAGAACCCCCTGCAACAAAGAGTCAACCTCGTCCAACGGCAAGCTAAGCTGAGCAGCGATTGACTCTTTGGTGTGTCGGTCCTTCCAAAGCTCTTCAAGCACCATTTTCCAAAGCACCGACCTTTCGCGGGGTAACGGATCTGGCTCTACAGACCTGTAACCGGCAGAGGCCATCTGCTTGCACAGCTCGCGATAATGCCAGTCAGTTAAAAGCCCAACGTCCTTAGCTGTTCGCGCCAAAGCAACCACTGAAACACCCCACCTCTTTTTTGCTGATATCAAGCTTCTGATAGATGGCGAAGTTGGGATCTGAGACAAAACATCCTCTCTTGGCATCAAAAGATGAGATGCGAAGCTATCTGCATCTTTTTCGACTTCTCGGCCTTCAGGATATCCATGAGAGTGCATTAGTAAATGCCCGAGCTCATGAGCAGCATCAAACCTGCTTCGCTCTGCGGACTTCATAGTATTCAGAAAGATAAACGGTGTTCCGTCCCTCCAAAAGGAGAACGCATCTACGTTTTTTCCTTCTGACAGGGTGAATACGCGCACTCCTTTAGACTCCATCAGCTTTATCAGGTTAGGTATTGGCCTGAATCCAATGCCCCAGTGTCTTCGGATTGATGCAGCGGCAGACCCCGGATCTTCAGACCTAAGCTCAGGCAGGTCTGGCGGAGGCATATTGAACTTACCGGATACCCAATCATTGAAAATATAGCCAAGCGATCCGCTTGCTATGGCAGCATCAGCTTGTCTGGCGGTCATGGCCTTCAGGCTTCTGAAGCTAACCTCTTTTTCATCCAGCTCATCAATATCGTCCATGTAAAAAAAATTGACCGGATAGCTGAGCGCTCGTGCCAAGGCCTCAACAGTTTCGCTCCCAGGGCACGTAATGACGCCGGTATCAATACGGGTCAAAGTAATGCTTGAAATTCCAGCCATCTCTGAAAGCTGTTTTTTTGTAAGCTGCCTGCGCTTTCTAGCCAAGGTCAGCCTTGAAAGATTAAGAGTTGCCATTTTGCTTTTTGCTGATGAAGATTTCTGGCTCGACCGAATTATCTTCTGCGATCAATTCGTCAAGTGGCTTGTTGTCTACAGGCTCATCCGTGACAAATATCCTCTCGAAAAAACCTTCAAATTGATCCGACGTGAAAGGCTTAGGCCTAGAAACTTCAACCTGAATGCGGTCTACGCTAGCGGCAACGCAGACAAGCCATATCACCGGGAACGCGCCTACAGCACGGGAGGCAGGTCCTGCTTTGTTGTTACCGAAAAGGCTGTGCTGGTAAGGGAGAGAAACTAATTGCCTTGTGCCCTCGCCGCGCTCAGAGATAGCTTTTGGATCGACCTTGCCGCAGGCGCGGTCAACGTTTTGGAAGCCGATCATAATCCCTAAGTCGGAGCTATAGACGAGTTCGATGTTATGGAATTTTCTGGCCACCCAGCCCTGCGGCAATGCTTTGAGCTGGAGTCGCATTTGGCGGATGCCATCTTGATAAGCTCGGGTGCCAGGGTAGTTGACTGTATCAATTCCTTCCAGGTACTCAGAGCGTGCAGCAACTGCCGCTCTGGCAATGCGAACTACTGAATCACGCGTCATCCCAAGGGCGCTGAGTGCGTCCAGCACTGAAGCTGGATTTTCTATGATAAGTGCATTTTGATCGGCCATAAAAAGCTCGCATGCTAATTTTTCGTACCTACATTGTAGGCGTAAAAAATTAGCATGCAATACTTTTACAAGGCATTTGGTCGGGTGCAGTATTGTCTACCGACGATAAAATCCACTCCGCCTACTCATCCCGACCTCGCACAATCCTTCCCGCCCTCACCTCATCCGCGCGCACCGTAGAAGTGGTTCAGCGCTATCAGCTCAACCACCGCCACGATGGTGCAGAGCACAACGAAGCCAGGGCTGAAGACTCGCTTGCGACCTGGTGAGCCCCAACAACTAGGACCCGCGTCGGAAATGAAAGGAAGCACCATGAGGAACGCCAACCAAGCCCAGACCCAAAACTTGCTCCAGAAGCGCTGTTCTCGCCATGCAGTCATTTGCGCTGTTCCGCAGCCCGACTTATCCGGCCGTCCTTCACTTCGTCTGCATACCCCACCAATTGATCAGCCTCTTCGTAGAGCGTACCCACCAGCCCGATTAGGGCAATAGCGTCGGCATCGCTGAGTCGGCTGGCCAACCTCCCCAGGTCGACACAGGACTGCTCAAGGTTGGAGGCTATCGCCTTTAGGTCACGACGGAGCTGCTGATTGGGTTTGGTGAGGGGCATGACAAATCCTGAGGCGCCTAGCGCCCGAGCAACTGTGATCGCGAAGGGCAGTTTATCTTGAACCTTCGAATGGACAGGGCTTCGTTCCTGGCGTCCTTCTCATGCTGATATTTCATTGAGAATGTGCCGTCTTGATAGCTCTTAGCCATGGCGCTGTTGTTTCTATCGATCTCGCCATAAATGTGAACGCACTCAACGGATTTTGCCTCGTCAGTAGCTGGTAGCGGTGCGTTTTCGACATCAAGCACATATTGAGACTTTTGATAGGCGCATCCAGCCAATATGGATAGCGAAAGAAGTGCGATAATTTTTTTCATGAAACCTCCGTGTCATTTTCTGTGAATCCGTTGCTCTATATCTTTCAAGCATTCCGTACGAGCAGAGCGCGCTCCTGAACATGGGTCTCGTTACGCATCACGCAAAATCCTTCCCGCCCTCATCTCAGCCGCATAAACCGCCAGCTTGTCCTCGGTCTCCTGAAGGCTCATTGCGATCTTCATCAGCTCCATGGCGCCTTGCTCGTCGCCGGCAGCCATCATTCGCTTGGAGACGACATACAAGTCCAAGCCCGCCCATTTGAGCAGGGCCGCAGCCTCTTTTAGGTCTCGGCGTAGTTGCTGGCTGGGCTCGGTCAGGGACATCAGGTGCCTCCTTTTCTGGCGCTCATCTAATGGTCGTATCGCTTTCCGCGTGTAGATAATAGGTAAAGCGATTCTGAATAAGGTAGGCGCGCGAGAATTTTCGTGTTGTTTACGATGCCAGCCATAGTTATCCCTCGACAAAGCAAGCTGACGCTTCCCTGAATGCGCTCGCAAATAGCGTCGGCGCTGTCGATGAAGTTGGTTTTGTTCAGCCTGAGCATTATCACCGTGCGACCCTCCGGAACTGCGCCTATAGGAGGAACTACAAAAATAGTGATCTGGGTGTAGATAACTATTGCTACCGCCGCGACGATTCCTGCAATCAACAGCTTTTTCATGGATTCCTTTCCTTTTTCTCGAAATGTGGCTGTTGAGGTTCCTTATCTGGCGTACATGCCCCACCAGAAGACGTGCCCCAGGATGCCAATCAGCTCATCCTGCATCTGCTGGAAGCTGTAGTCCTCGTCCGGGTGGTCGTCCCGGTTGAAGCTCCGCAATCTGATCCCTGAGGGAAGCCTGAACACTTGCTTAACGCGCATTTGGCCATTGTGGTTTATGGCATAGAGGTCGCCATCAATGATGTCGCCCAGGCTCGTTTTGCCCAAGTCGATCCCCACAGTCGCACCGTCACGCAAAACAGGGGTCATGCTATTGCCCCGGACGGAAACGCACTTGGCGTTGCTGAACTGAACACCGTTTTCGCGGAGGTTCTTCTTGCGAAAGCGAAGGCTTTCCCCTTCGTCCTCCTGGATCACGAACCGGCCCGATCCTGCAGCCAGTTCGACTTCGCGCAGAAACGGAACCTCAACCTCGTCATCGTCGAGCGGGGTTTTCTCGTCCCAACCATCAATGGGCTTCATGGAGCTGGCATTCGAGTCGGGTGCGGTTCTGCCTGCTTCACCGGGACCACCATCTATTAGATAGCCCATCGAAGTCCCCAGCACCTCTGCCAGGTCGCCCAACTTGCTATTGCGTGGAGTGGAAACACCAGCCTCCCACTTCTGGACAGCCTGAGGGCTCAGCCCCAAACGACGGGCCAACTCCGACTGGCTAAGGCCTGCAGCCTCTCTTCTTTGCGCGATGCGCTCACCGATATTTTTCATCGCCGAATCATACAAACAACGGTTGTAGATGTAATTGCGAATTTGAGTTGTAGATAAATACGTCCATGGGTTAACCTTAGGTTGTAGTTGTAACTTTGAGGTGCGTATGACGCAGACAGCAATCCAGAAGGCCGCGAAAGCTGCCGGCGGCCAATCCGCCTTAGCTCGGTCACTGAAGGTCACGCCACAAGCAGTGCAGAAGATGTGCGCCACCGGGCGCGTTCCTGCCGAGCGAGTGCTGGAGATCGAGAAATTAACCGGGGTTCATCGCTCTGAGCTTCGCCCAGACCTTTACCCGCCAAGGGTGAAAAGGCCGCAGGCAGCCTAAGCGACATTCCTGTCCGCCGTTCCATTGAAGCCAGATTAGAAGAGAGCAGCCCCCATGCAAACGTCCAGTTCCAGACACACCGTACAAACCCGTGATCAGGTACTGGTCGCCCACGCTGCAAATCAGATAGCGCGCACCAGCCTGAGCCAGGACGACTTCGCCCAGGCGCTGAGCCGCGAGCTGCATCTGTCGTGCCCGGAGAAGGCCATTACCAAAGAGGTGCCGGACTTCGCCGCGCTTACCTTGCAGAACGACGTATCCGACTTTGTGAAAGCAACCGGCCGATGGCTCAAGCGTGTTCAGCGCTGGCTGTCCGGCGATCAGGAAATGCCGTCGTGGCTGGAAGAGTCGTGGGTCAACGCCCTTGAGCCTGAATACCGCGATCACTGCCTGAACGAGCTGGCGAGCCGCCATGGCTTGACCGGCGCCCGCCAGATGACCAGCGACCAATGTGCGAACAAAAGCTTCGGTGCGCTGATCCGCGCTCTGGGCGATGTGATCGACACCGGCAGCGAAGTGTTTGACGACCAGGTGATGTGCGAGCAGGACCTGCCGCACCTGCCTGCGTTTGCCAAGCAGTGCCGTCAGGTTGAAGCGAAGGCGGGGGAACTGGGGCGCAAGGCTGAGCAGTTGCTCGCTTCGACCCAGCGGAACCTGAAATCTGTTTCCTGAATTCCCGCGCATGCGCGGTTTTTTAGCGTAACGCGAGGCGAGGTTTAAAACGATTTTCAGCTTGAGCCGAAAGCGACATTCAAATCAGGGGTTTTACCGGGCCACTAGTAAATGAGAGCCCCCGAAAACCCAGGCAAAAAAAGCCACCGGACGAGGGTGGCTGATTCGATAACACTTTGTGAGGCCGATTATATGCAAACCCAGCCACATATCAATAGCGCTACAGATCTCGCGCCACGTTTTCCGCAATCTGAAAACGTGGCGCGCAAAACTATGACCTCCCGCGAGATCGGCGAGCTGGTCGAATCTCGCCACGACAGCGTGAAACGCACTATCGAGAGATTGGTCGAACGGAAGGTTATTGGTTCTCCACCAATGGTGGAATACCTCGACGGCCTCGGCCGCCCGGCCGCCGAGTACCTGATATGCAAGCGGGACAGCTTCGTTGTTGTCGCGCAACTCAGTCCGGAGTTCACCGCGGCCCTCGTTGACCGATGGCAGGAACTGGAAGGGCAGGTTGCTCAACCACAACAGCTATCCACCATCGAAATCCTGCAGATCGCCATGGAGTCTGAAAAGGCCCGCTTGATGCTCACCGCCCAGGTCGAGCAGCAGGCCACGAAGATCCACTCCCTTGAGAACTTGTTCAAAGAAGGCATGACCCACACCCAATTCTGCAAGGGCCTCAATGGGGTCAACGTTATGCAGGTGGGGAATTACCTGGAAGCGCGCAGCTGGCTCTACAACGAGAGCAAGTCCGGCACCCGTCACCGTGTTGGCTCGTACGCCCGCGATAAGTACATGACCGAGCACCAGGTCGAAGTCACTCCCCACGGCAAAGAACCCTTTATCTCCTACACGCCCGTTCTGCTGAAGAAGGGCGCTACCCGTCTGTACGACCTGTACCTGGCCGGCGAGCTGCCCATGAAGAAGACCTGGGATGGCCTGCTCACCCACGACAAAGCACTGAGGGCTGCGTAATGGCCAGAGCACGTAACATCAAGCCCGGCCTGTTCAGCAACGAGCTGCTGGTCGAGCTTCCAGCATTTGACCGCCTAGCCTTCATTGGTCTGTGGTGTCTGGCAGATCGGGAAGGGCGCCTTGAGGATCGCGTGAAGCGAATCAAGATCGAACTGTTCCCGTGCGATGACTACGACGTGGAAGAGGGCCTGGCACGCCTTGCTACCGCCGGGTTCATTTCTCGCTATCAGGTGGCAGGATTTTCGGTCATTGAGATCATCAACTTCCAGAAGCACCAGAGCCCGCACGGCTCGGAAAAGGACAGCACACTCCCGGACATTAACGGTTACCTCACTGTTTACGAACGGAAAAAGAACGTTGTAGTCGCAGGCTCTCAACGTAAGGTTCTTGTGGGTGAACAGTCTTTTAACGTTAAAGAACCGTTAGAGCCTGTTAACCCACCGTTCGATAACGCCCTGATTCCTGATTGTGGAATCCTGATTCCTGATTCCGGATTCACTGATTCTCCGAATCAAGATCAACACCACTCTCTCAACGCGGGTGAAGAAATTCCGGGCTCAGGCTTCGAAGGCTTCGATGATCTCGAAGACCTTCTCCCGGAACAGGGCGAGCCACCTGTTGACCCAAAGACCCCTGTCGAGATGACGCTGGATTGGATGCCTGACGCCAATCTGCTGAAGACGTATTGCGTGCACTTCGGCGTCTCGACTGAGCTGTTCACC